ATGGCAGCGGGTGAACTTGCTAAAAGGTTCATAGTTGGATGACAGGTTTTCGGTGACTTTTTAAGGCGAAAAGACACAACACGGTAAATTCAGCCGGAACAGAGGCGAGGGCATGAACAGACCGAGAGAGCCTTCACAGGAGGAAACAGGATGCAGGAAATGAAATATTTCAACGAGGGAAATGATTGCGACATCTGCAAAAACCAACTCATGACAGGACGAGACGGAACGGTCGAGGATTGCCGGAGGAGACAGAATGGGTTGTCATGCAGATTCGAGGAGCGTGACATTCGGACATGTCCGGTGTGCGAACATGAGGTTGATCGTGAGGATATGTATTTCACAAAGGATTGTCATGGAATCCCGTTCAGACTGGTGTGTGACAGATGCTATCAGAGAATCATGTCAAAAGGATATGACGGGGAATATTACACAGAGGCAGACGAACAGATTGAGGACGACTATTGAGAGCCGAAACGGGCAGCAGTCGCCCGTCTGTGTGGGATGACCGCCCACGCATTGACAAGGCAGGTCAGAACAGGAGGTCAGACGGATGGAAGTCGGACGTATATTGCCAACCGAGGCAGCAGTCATATTGAATGTATCACCGCAATTCATCCGAATAGCGATGCAGCAAGGGAAACTCCCTATCGGAACAGCGGTGCAGATGTCATCAATATGGACTTATCACATTTCGGAGAAACTGCTTGCAGATTATTCCGGAAAAGACATACAGGCAGAACTTGAGAGAATCAGAGGAAAGAGAGGAGCGTGACATATATGTCAAAGGATGAAAGAAAAGAAATGATTGAGAATATCGCAGAGCGGTTCACGCAGATGGATGACGTTGACAAGTCCTATATTGCCGGATATATGGCAGGAAAACAGGAGGAACGTCAGAAATGGGAGCAGCAGGGAAAGACAGCGGTTGCAACAGCGTGAGGATGACTTGTGTTTGATACGGAGGGGGCGATTTACGAGGAATACACCTAAAAAATGAATATGCAGAGCATGAGAAAAAAGAGCAAAAAGAAAGGAGACCGTTGCAGCGGTCTCCCGTTTAGCAGTCTGTGTCAGACGCTCAAAACCTAAAAATATTATAGCAAATCTGACACCATATTGCAAGCATGAAAAGCGGGGAAAACCCCGTGATTCAAAGGGTTTCAGACCCTTTTGACGACCTTGTGATGGATAGTAACAAGTCGTTGAAAAGTATATATAAGGGCAGCAGGAGGAACGGTGTCAGAATGGCAAAGAGAAAGAAAGGGATGACGTTCATCCCGTATGACTATGAGGCAACATACAACAAGAGCCTTGAGGATATGCACGAGTTCTTTGTTGAGCAGATGTTCAAGCAAGGGAAAAAGGTTGTATATGCACTCAAGGAGATACGAGCAGGAGACCAGTTCGAGGTTGAGATATATCCACGGTTCAAGAAAATGGATGAAGTACCTCCGGAGGGTCGGAGTATCAAAAAGGACAATGACAAGGCTCAAAGGAATCTGAACGACAAGAACGCAAGGAAATATGTGGAGCGTCTTATCAATGAGAATTTCACGGACAGGGATTTGTGGCTCACGTTTACATACGACAATGAGCATCTCCCTCCGGACGGAGACATCGACGCAGCAATCAAGAACGTGCAGAAATTCATCCGACGGGTGAATTATCAGAGAAAGAAAAGGGGTCTCCCGAACGCAAGATATGTCTATGTGACCGCCTACAATCCGACAGAGGAAATCCGGTGGCATCATCACATTGTCATGGATGGCGACATGGACATGGATGTGGTTGAGGGATGTTGGAAACAGAGCAGCAGGAACGAGGTTCGGAGGCTGCAAAAGGACGAGAACGGTTTGACAGGAATGGCAAAGTATATCGTCGAGGAAAAGAACAGGGTGAAATCGGAGAAACGGTGGAACTCCTCACAGGGATTGAGAGACCCCGACATCAAGGTGGTTCATTCCAAGAGACCGACAGCAAAAGCCGGAGGATATAAGAAAATCGGAACATACGTCGAGACCATGAGAAAAGGACATGAGCAGGTTCGTGAGCAGATGTTGAAATGGTATCCGGATTTTGATTTTACGGATGCGGGAATCTATTACAACGATTTCAACTCAATGTTCTACATACGGGCGAGAATGAGGAAACGGAGGCAGCAATGAAAGCAAAAAGAAAGAGAAGAATGAGCAGGAGGAGACGGGAACGGACATATATTGCGGTGATGGTATTACTGGCGATCGCTGTGAGCATAGGTCTGACACGCTCTGTCATGCGAGATGACAAGGAATTTGAGGAGTATGAGCAGCAGTCGCAGGAGTTCAATGCACGGATGCAGAGAATCGACGAGAAAAGAGAGGCATCCGGACAAAATGCAATGCTTGAGCAGGTGCGAACATGGCAGCAGGAGCAGGACACAGAACCGGACAAGTATGCAGTATTTGACACCATGTCGGCAGACTGGGGAGGCGAGGAGGATGGATTCGTGCTCTATGAGATACCGGAGGAATACAGTCGGACAGGTGGCTATTTTCCGGAAAAGATGCAGGTATATACATATTGCGTCTGCAAACAGTACGGGGTCAGATACGACCTTGTGATCGCTCTGATTGAGAAAGAATCCGGATATAGATTCGACAAGGTCGGGGATGACGGTCATTCAATCGGGTACATGCAGATATATGAGGAGTGCCACAGAGACAGAATGGAACGTCTGAACGTCACAGACCTCACGAATCCATATCAGAATGTGCTTGTCGGTATTGATTACCTGTCAGAACTGATTGAGAGGTATGGAACGATTCAAGATGCACTTGCAGCGTATAACTACGGGGAGCAGGGAGCAAAACAGCACCTATGGAAAAAGGGAATTTATGTGTATGACTACAATCAGACCATCATGAACCGGATGAAAGAAATTGAGGAGGAACTGGAGCAGGATGCAGGTGATTGAGAGGATTCTGCACATGTTGAGGGTAAAGGATTGCAGACATGTGTGTCTGTTCTGCGAATATTATGACATGTGCAAGCAGGAAACAGGGAGCAGGAAAGAGGTGAAAGAGAATGAACATGAAATATGCAAGGAGAAGTGAGGACACAGAGCAAATCAATGTCGTGTCATGGGCGAACTGGAACATGAACCGCTATCCGGAATTGAAATGGCTGCATCATGTACCGAACGGAGGCAGCAGGAACAAGCAGGAGGCGGTCAAACTCAAACAGATGGGTGTCAAGGCGGGTGTATCTGATTTATGCCTCCCGTACCCGAAAGGACTATACTGCGGACTGTACATCGAGATGAAATTCGGTGATAACAGGCAGCAGGAGACACAAAAAGAGTTTCTTGCAGATATGGCAGCAGCAGGACATTTTGTCGCAACCTGCTATTCAGCAGAGGAGGCGGTCAAGGTTATCGAGGAATACTGCAAATTGATGAATCACAAAATGGGAGATTGTGAAATTGTCATACCATTGGAAAACAGAGAGGCATTAAGAAATATAACAATGAGCATCCCGAACAACAGCATCCTCAAGAATGGTGAGGTCAAAGAGAGCAAACCGAGGAAGAAATGAGGAGGTGCAGCAGGATGACGGTCAAGGATATTATGACGTTACTTGAAAGTCCGGACAGGGTTCGGGTCATCAAGGACGGTGAGGAGATATACAATCAGTATTTCGCAAACATGGAGGTTGACAAGGACATCGTCGCACAGATAGGAGATGCAGAGGTCAAGAGGTTCAGAGCAGTTCCGGAAATCCGACACAAGAGATGGAGAGAATTGAATCTAATGCAGCCACTAAAGCCGGAAGAAACACCGGACTATTCTTTCAGAGATTTGCAGATGTGCATATATCACACAATCACGATATAGCGGGGAGGTGAGGACATGAGGAAAATCATAATCGTGGCAGCAGTCGTCGCCACAGCACTGGCAGCAGGATTCACGTTCGTCCTTTACAAAGTCGGTGAAGAAATGAACATGAACCGCTGCGGGTGGAGATAACAGGACAGTAACAAGAGGATAACAGGAGGAACAGGAAAAAATGAGAATTATTGCAGTAATGTCACCGAAAGGTGGAATCGGAAAGACAACGACATCGGATGCGATCGCTTACATGTTGGGAGAGGAGCAGGAGAAACGTGTTCTCATTCTTGATGGAGACCCGCAGGGCGATACATCCAAAACATTCGAGGCATACGAGCCGGAGGGAACAGGAATGAGTGAACTGCTTGAGCGTCATGTGAGCGTGGGCGGGTCATACCGCACAACGGACTTGATAAGACCGACACAGTACAGTCACATTGACATCATTCCTGCAAACGGGTACTTGATGCAGACTGACATGAACCTGCTGCTCAAGCAGGAGGCAAACCAAGTCACGAGGCTGCGGGATGCACTGGAGGAAATATCCGAGGCATACGACTATTGCATTTGTGATTGTGGTCGTCTGCTTGATATGGTGGTCATCAACATTCTACTGTCAGCAGAACTCGTCATTGCACCCGTAAAGGTCGGAGGATATGAAAACGAGGCGATTCACAATTTGCAGGAGCAGGTTGACGATCTCCGGGAAATCAATCCGGAACTCCGAATCAAGGGTCTTGTGACCATGAGACAGAAAAACAAGACATCACTGGATTTTGAGGAATGGATGAAAACCAGTTCCGGATTTGATATGTTTGTCACTCCGATTCGTCGGTCGATTGTAGCAGAAAAGGCATCCATGAAAATGGCAATCCTCCCACAGTTTTCAAAGAACTGCATCGTGTCACAGGACTATCGCAATGTGGTTCATGAATTACTCAAGGAACTGGAGGGATAGACATGACAGAGCATGAGAAAAGCCGGAAACATTATGAACAAAGTGGAACTTATGACCCGAACATGGAACATTTTGAAGAATGTGAAGTGAACTCCGGTGCATGGGTGCTCATAACAAGACAAATTCCGGTTGATGAAAGATGCAAACCGCATTTATTCGGAATATATTGGGGCATCCCGAAACAAGACAAATTCGACAGACAGGTTTGTGTGGTTCATACGACGGAAGATGTGACATTGCTCAATCACGAGTTCACGGTCATCGACGATGAAAGATTGAAAGTGTATCGTGAGGAGGGGTGGGAGTTACATGAAAATATGGCAGCAGCAGACGCAGGAATGAACACGGAACTAATAGAAAAAGGTCGGGCATTGTGCGAGGAGGAGCGTGAAACAATATGGGCGATGCAACTCGATGGATTAACAGAGACACAGGCTTGCGAGGAATATTTCTTGACAAAACACACGGAATACAACAATTTTTCGATTTGCTATATTCCGAATAAAGAGGTTTTTGCGGAGTGCGTCGCAGTATTCGGGGAGAGATATTGAAAAAGAGAGGAGACAGCAGAGGAATGAGCGGTTTTTGCAGATGGTACGGAAAAGACATGGAGGATGTCACAGAACATGAACAGGAACAGTGTGCAGAGAACGGTCAGAACTGCATAGAGTGTCCGGATTTGGTGATAAAGGAACAGGAGGCAGCAGGACATGAGCGATACAATACAGATTCTTGAGTTATTCGGAGGAATCGGTTCGCCCCGATGTGCATTGAGGAATCTGAACATACCGACGAAAGCAATAGACTATGTGGAGATCAATGAGAAAGCAGTCCGGTCATACAATTCGATGTTCCGTGAAGAACTAGCATATAAAACACAGACGGTCGTCGGGTGGAATCTAAAACCGGATATTTTGATTCATGGCTCACCGTGCCAAGACATGAGCATTGCAGGACATCAAGGAAAAGCGACGGGAGACGGAAGAATCAACAGAGGAAAAGGTTCGGACGAGGGGAGCGGAACACGTTCCTCTCTCATGTGGGAGACAATACATATCATTGAGAATATGGGAGAATGGCGACCTCGTTATGTGATATGGGAAAACGTGAAGAATGTGAAATCCAAGTACATGAGACCGAATTTCGACAGATACATGGTCGAGATGGAAAAACTGGGGTACACAAATAATTATGCGGTTTTAGATGCAAGAGAGTTCGGATTGCCACAGGCGAGAGAAAGAGTGTTCACGGTTTCTGTTCTGAATGGTGAAAAATTTGAGTTCGATGACCTCATAAGGACACCGATGCGAAACCTGCAAGAGTTCCTTGAGGATGACGTTCCGGACATCTACGATGTGACACAACCGTCCGTCCTTGCATGTATCGGAGGAAAAGGAATCCGGAGAGCAACGGTCATCAAAGATTGTGCATATACAATCACAACAAGACAAGACCGGACACCTGCACAGGTCATCGACCGAGGAGATGGACGGTATCGGTATTTGACAGAGCGTGAGTGTTGGAGATTGATGGGATATTCAGACGAGGATTTTGACAGGGCGAAAGCAGTTCAAGAGAGAAACGGGAAATATT